AAAAACTCCTTAGCATAAGTTTCGGGAGTTATTCCTAGTTTCTTAGTTAATGCCATCTGCGACGCATTTAGTTTTATCCGCTTGGAGGATGTACTGCGGGTCGCTGGAGCAACTACAGTGGCTGGTCTTGTTCCTGTGCGCGAATCGGGCCTGCCGCCCCCGGTCGTCGTTTTTTCTTCGACCCCAAAATACTCTGGGAATCTTTTGTGCATTGTTTCATCAATGGTGTTCCAGTACTTATCTGTGCCCACAAACTGAGGGCCATATTCCCGTACTAATCTTTGCTCCAGTCCTAATGCCAACGCCGTCATTTCTTCATCACGTTGGAACCAAGTATTCTTGTCCTTCCACGCTAGGGCCTTTGAGTCCGGCTCTGGTACTACTCTAGAAGGTGTTGCTTCACTATATACACTACTATCTGTTTCCTGTAAAGAAGGTACATATTCTCTAGCTTTTTGAATCTTATAGTTTACTTCGTTTAATTTGCTCTGAGCTTCTACGATACCGTCAGAATCTCCTTCTTCAAGAGCATCTTTGTACTGTTTTTTGGCTACCCCTAGTTCGAGTTCCGTTGATGCCTTGTACGTATCTAAGTAAGTTTTCTCGCCCTCAAACAATGTTGTCTTGAGTTTCTTATTCTCCTCCAGCATACGCTTAGCAAAAGCCATAGCCTCATTCTGTTCACGCATTGCCCGTTCTTTTTCACGGCGCTCATCGTGCCAGACCTTCTTCATCTGTTTAAGACGATTTTTTACCTTGTCTGAGTATTCTTCAAGCTCATCTTTCTCAAGCTCATCGACTAACTCTTTAGGTAACGGTTGCCGCCCACGATCTGCTGCAGGGGTATCGTCTTCTATCTCTATGTCTAACTCATCTACTTCTTCCTTCTCTACAACTTGTTCCGCCTCGTCGGGGAACTCAAACTCGTCTTGTCCCGGTTTCTCTATGGACATTTTAATACTCCTTATGTGTGGCTACGTGACTGCCATTAATACAAATTTGCACTATGCGCGTGAAATGCCTCTTGGATCTTCTACTACAGCTTCCACGCTATCGTCGTTCATGATCCTAAACTCTCGCCCATGTATCTTCAATCGAGTACCTGAAGTTGGTCTGGCTAGAATAAAATCACCTACTTTGCACCAAGGTCCTGACGGGTAGCGTGTTTTGTCTGCATACGCATCTGGGCCCAACGCCATTACAAAGAACACGGTACTTAGTACTTCTTCGTGTCGCATTGAAATATCAGACTTTAACAACCCAGTACTGTACTTAGCCTCAACTTCAGGAATTGTACATAGTATATGGTAGCCTGTTGGTTCTGGTAGCTGCTTTGCTTTCTCTTCCGGTGTTGCTGGTAGTACGGTTGAATCCAAACTATCGGGGTTTGTGCCGATAAGAATCTCACCTTCAGTCATCAGATTTCTCCATTTGCTCTTTGAGGTCTTTTATTAAATCAGCCGCAATGAGAAGACCCCTTACTACACCACAGCCCTGCTTGTACTCGTCAAAACTTCTGTTCCCTGTAGCTATATCGTCAACCATACGAGTTTTATGGTCATCTAGCTTTTCTAAAATAAGGTCTAGTACGTTCATTATTTACCCGGTACTTTAGGGTTCATCCCGGCTTTGTGCGCTGAAGCCATCTGATGTCCTAACTGTACGCCTTTAACTTGTGCATCGAGGTGGGCCTTAGCTTCGCCTAACTCCTGCTTGTCTGCCGCAGACAGTGCATCCATCTGCATTTTCTTTTCCTTGTTCTTAATCTCAGCACCTAGTTTAACCCCAGCCAACTGTATGTCGAACTCGAGGCGTTTCTCTTCTAGCTCCTGTTTATCTGCTGCGGCTACTGCATCCATCTGCAATCTCTTCTCTTTCAAGGCTTGATCTTGCTGAGCTATCTGTACTTCTTGTTGCTTCATTTGTAGCTCTTGTTGCTGCATTTGCACGATTGGATCTTGTTGTGCTTGTTCCGCTTGTGCTTGGGCCGCTTGAGATTTACTGTTTTGCAGTACCTTCTGAGCAGCGGCTGCGGCTAGACGAGATATTTGTACTTCCATCTCCTCGTCCATTTCTTCATCTGGTGCTGGATAAGGCACACCAAGTTGTTCTTCGATCTGCTTCCTGTACTCAAATGCAATGTGCTCTGCGATATGGGCTTGAGCTGCTGCCATAATCCCTTGCGCCATAGGGTTTTGCCCCATAGTCTGCATAATCATCGGGTCTTGCATCGCGGCAGTATGTACTTGTATATGAGCTTGGTGGTCTTGGTATATAAACGCCTTAATTGGGTTACCTTGTAGCACCGCCATATTTTCAGATACTGGATCTTTCGGCTTCTGGTCCTCGTCCATGCTTACTAACTTCTCAACGTTCTTTATCCCCAAAACCGTCAACATCTGACGATGTAGTAGTGGTAAGTCATACAACTGAGGGGCCTGTTGAGCTAACTGCATAGCAGCTTGGTACTGAACTACTTTCTGAGACATTGTTGCTGCGTTAGGGTCAGATACCGGGATCACGTCACACATATCGTAATCAGCTTGCTTCGCCATCCGCTTATCTTCACCGGGCTCGTAGTCATACGAATCAGGGGTGTAGTCTCTAATAATATCTCTTAAGAGCTTGAACTCCCGCTTCATCGAGTAGTGGATACGCGCCTGAACTGCTGACATCACCTTAAGCGTTCTTTCCAGTATTGCTAGGGTTGTACCTACTGGAGATTGTGCTGACATGTCAGATACTTTCATATCCGCAGCACTTGCGAACCTACGGCCTTCATCCACTATCTGGTTCAACAACCCCATCAGGACCTGACTTGGCTCCTTGTACGGCAGGGTCATAATGTTATCTTTTATGGTGCCCGACGCTACATCCACATCACGGAACTCGCCCGGGGCTATCGGCGTATCATCACCCTTTACACGTAGGCCCTTAGTCTTGAACCCACCCGGAAGATTAGACAGCGTACCTGCATCTACTAACTGGCGGAGCAATGATGTGCTGGATTTAGCAAATGCCCCAATCAAGTGGATCAGACCGAAGGCGTAGAACCCAAACCCGGGTATATAGTAATAGTGCACGAAGTGATTCCGCTTCTGCTTCAGCTTGTCGTCTGGGTTCCAGTTGCGTCTGATAGCCAGTACTGTGTTACCTGATTTCTCAATAGTGACGATGTATGGCAGTGCAATCCCTGTCGGCTCCCCATCTTCATCTACATCCTCATACCCCGGCAAATCGAGGTCAACGTGCATCTCGAGTATCTTGTAGCGATCATCGGCTGATGCTCTAAACCCCATCTTCTCAGCTATCTTCTTCTCAACTTCATCGAAGACATCGACTGGATCACCTAGGTCAACATCCCGGTAGAACCCAGCAACTTGTAGCCTACGCAACTCATTCTCAGTCTTACGCATAACGTGGGTTACACGACCTGACGACTCCAAACTAGACGCGCCGTAAGGAACAACGATGTCCTCAGCGGGTACAAACATAGCCACTTGGCGTTCTAGCGATGGGTCGTAATATACTTTCTTGAAGGCATTACCAGCTAGTCCCAAGCCCCATAACATTCTTTCGTGCTCAGGGCGATACTCAGGCATCACCTCGGTTAACTGGTAGTTCATGTCCTCTTGCACACGCTCCGCAGCTTCCCGTTTCTCTGGGGTATCCTCGCCTATGATCTCAGTCTTAACTGGACCAGCAGCAGGGAATGTCTCCATTATTGTCTCAGCTTGAAACTTAACCAACGCCTCACTTAGTAGTGGGTGGTAGACTCCACAAGCCCCGGGCCACGGCTCTGTACGATCTTCTAGCTTCATTCCTAACAGCTCAAGGCCATCTACATAAGTCTGCATCCAGTCTTTTCTTGATGAGATGTCGTCGTCAAAGTCGCCAATTAAGTCCCCAACCAACTCAGACATTTCCCCTTCACTCAGGACTTCCGCTAAGTTCTCACTGAACTCTTCGTCCTCTGGGCTCTCTTCTTCCATAGTGTCGTCTATGCTAATACGCTCACCGTCAGGACCTTCAACCTCAATCTCGACGTCTCCTTCTGGATCATCTTGGGTAAGCCCTAG